GAAAAATGTTACAAAGAAATGATGGAACACGATGTTACATCTGTAATGTTAATACCAGCATCAACACACACAAGATATTTCCACAAGTACATTTACAAACAACCAAATGTTGAGGTGAGATTTTTAGAAAAACCAGTTAAAGGTTTTAGATTCTTACACGATGGGGGAATTGAAGATGATACAACAAAGATAGGATATATTAAACCACTTATGGTTGTAATATTCAACAGAAAAAAATAGGATTATGATAGAACAACATTTATATGATGGAGATAGTGCTGAGGTACTAAAAGGATTAAAAGATAATAGTGTGGATATGTTGGCTACAGACCCTCCATACGGAATTGAGTTTATGGGTAAATCGTGGGATAAAGTTTTACCTCCAACAGACATTTGGAAAGAATGTTATAGGGTATTAAAACCTGGTTCATTTATTGCGGTGATGAGTAGTCCTCGTAGTGATGTGTTGTATAGGATGATTAAGGACTTGGAAGATGCGGGGTTTGATATGTCGTTCAGTCCAATTATGTGGACTTATCATAGTGGGTTTCCAAAAGCGTCAGACACAAGTAAAATGATTGATAAAAGGGGTGGAACTTATGTTAAAGATTTAGGGGTTATGTTAAAAGAAGCCCGTGAAACGAAAGGTTTATCACTCAATGATGTAGCAATACACTTTCCAAGTAAAACTGGTGGAGTAACTGGTTGTGTATGGAATTGGGAAAGTGGAACAAACTATCCAACAATAGAACAAGTTAATCAACTTATAGAAATACTTGATTTAGATATATCCAAAATAGAAAAGGTATATGGTAATATCATCGGTAAAAAGATTAGTGGTATTGGTAAAGCATTTACAAAAGAAGGTTGGGGTACAGGTAGTGATGAGGTTGATATTGTTGAACCAGCAACAGACCTGGCTAAAAAGTATGAAGGTAGTAAATTAGGTTTCCAACCAAAACCTGCCGTGGAACATATCATTATTGGTATGAAACCACACGGGTCAAAAAGTTATATTGATAATGTATTAAACTTTGAGGCATTACCTGATAATATCAAAATGACTTATCCATTTATTCAAGTTCCAAAACCAGCAAAGAAGGAAAAGGACTTTGGTTTAACTGGTGAAGAAAAAGAAATTGATAATGATTATGGGTTTAAGAAAGACATTAAAGTTGAAGATAGGGAAAGAAGAAATGACCCAAGAAAGAATATACACCCAACAACCAAACCTGTTAAGTTGATGTCCTACATCATCACCTTGTTCACAAGGGAAGGGGATTGGGTTATTGACCCGTTCTTGGGTAGTGGAACCAGTGGTTTAGCATCAAAATTATTAAACAGAAACTTTATCGGGGTGGAAAGGGAAAAAGAATACTTTGATATATGTGAGGAAAGATTATCTGTATCAAGGGAAGAATTGGTAAAGTTCTTTAAGATGGAAAAAGACACACAGACAAAGTTGGATTTATGAGATACTCCAAAGGTGTAATGTGGTTGGATGATTGTAGAATACCATTTGTTGATGATGTAGATTTAGATAAAAAATTACCTAAACAAGATGGTGGAACTATCTACGGAGGTGGTAAAGGTTTTTACAGAACTGATGAAACAAGTGAATATAAAACAGGTGGTAGATTTACCCCAAATCTACTGGTGTGTGATGATATGTTAAATGATGGTAATATCTACAAGAGTGGTGATGGAAAGAGTGGTATGAAACTTATTAACCATAATGTGAATAACTTTGCTGTAGGTGAAGATTGTTCTTTTCATAAAGAAAGTAAAACAATACATTATGGTGATAAAGGAACAAATAGTAGATTTTATGATTTGGATAAATGGTTTGATAAGGTAATAGATGAAATACAGTAAAGGTGTAATGTGGTTGGATGATTGTAGAATACCTTTTGTTGATGAGGTTATGGACTTTGATAAGTTATTACCAACTCAAGATGGGGGAACAATCTATGGTGGTGGTAAAGGGTTTTATAGAACTGAACCAATTAAAGAATACAACCAACAAGGTAGATTTACCCCAAACTTACTGGTATGTGATGATATGTTAAATGATGGTAGTGTTACTAAACAAAACCCAAGAAAATATAAAGCAGACACTGATATTAAAGAAACATCATTATTGGGGTTTGGAGATATAAAAGATAAAATACAACAAGGTGATAGTGGTTCATCAAGTAGATACTACGATTTGGATAAATGGTTTGATAAGATAATTGATAGTTTATGAAATTCCAAGTAACGGAGGTATGGGAACATATCCACAACGCAGTGGAACAAGATAAAAGATATATCTTTTTAAGGGGTTCATCTCGTTCATCAAAAACCATATCTGCATTACAATACATCGTATTAGAAGCACTCAAAACCCCCAAGACAAGTATAACCATAGCCCGTGAAACACAAGTGTCTTTAAGACATACAATTCTACCTGACTTTAAGTTTGTGATGGAATCAATAGACATATGGGATAAAGGTGTATTCCAAAAACAAGAGTTTGTTTATACATTTAATAATGGTTCTGTTGTTAGATTTATTGGATTGGATGATTCAACAGGAAAGTTAAAAGGTTTCAAGAGTGATATTATCTTAATTGATGAGGTTAATACAATAGACAAGAATGCATTTATCCAAATGGATATTAGATGTTCAAGATACATTATGTCTTTATACAACCCTGAAATACCCATTGACTGGTGGGGATTGGAATATGAAGGAAAAGAAAATGGGTGTATGTTACACTCAACTTGGAGAATGAATAGTTTTTTAGATGATAGAACAATTCAAGCAATCAAGGAACTTATAGAAATTGACCCTGATATGGCAAAAATCTATTCTGAAGGTTTAATTGTAGAACCAAGAGAAAAGATATTTACACAACCAGAGTTATATGATGAATTACCAAGAAACATCAAAGAAAAGTACTACAGCATAGATTTCGGGTTCTCAAATGATGAGTGTGCTGTTGTGGAAATCAATGTAGATGGAAAGAACCTATATGTTAAACAACTCATATATCAACTTGGACTAACCAATGAGGACTTGGCATACAAACTCAAAGAGATTGGTATAGACAGAAATGTTAATGTGGTTGCAGATTCGGCAGAACCAAAATCTATTGAGGAACTTAAACGATTGGGGATAAATGTTAGACCTGTAAACAAAACCAGTATCTTATACGGAATACAGAAAATGAAACAATTCAAGATATACTTACATAGTGAGAGTGTGGATTTAATCAGTGAGTTTACTAATTTCAAGTTTAAGAAAGACAGAACAGGAGCAATAACAAATAATACCATAGGTAAAGACCACTTAATTGATGCCTTGAAATATGGGATAGTACAATTTTTAGATAAACCAAAAACAAAAATAACAATTATATGATTGAGATACAATTAAATGATAGGGTAGTAAAAGTAAAACCTGAAATCACAATAGAACAATTCCAAAGAATACACAATAAAGAGGAAATCTATAAATCATCGCCAGCGGATTTATTAAGTATGTTGTTAAGTGTACCTGTAAATGAACTGAAGGATTTACCCTTAAATCAAATGGAATTCGTTCAGTCATACCTGATGTCCCAAATGACGGAAACATCTCTTAAAGATGAACTCTATAATGTTTTCACACATAATGGGGTTGAGTATGGATTGGAGAATGATTGGAGTAAACTTGCTTGGGGTGCTTGGATGGATATGGAGGTATTCTCCGCTGAAGATATTGAGAACAATATTCATTTGTTAATGGCGATATTATACAGACCCATTACTGAAAAGAAAAATGGTAAGTATAAGATTTCACCATATAAGGCTGATGAGATTGAGGATAGAGCATATGAGTTTAGACAACTACCAGTTAAGTATTGGTTTGGGGTAAGCGGTTTTTTTTTTCTAACCGCAACAATTTATACCAGCAATATAAAGAGTTCTTTGGAGTTGACGAACAAAACCAACCAGAGGATAATGAAGGGATGGGAGATACTCCCAAAATGGGTAAAAAAGAGGCTGCCTTTAGATACTATTTTAGTATCACACTCAACCTTGCAGGAGAAGACATTACCAAAATCAATCAAATAGACGAATTACCTTTATTATTATGTCTCAATACAGCGTCTATTATGAAAGAGCGTATGGAGAAACAAAAAGAGGAAATGAGGAAACTTGAAAAACAAATCAAATAAAACAATAGAACCAGTATTTAATAATTATGGAAGAATATGTTTCAATACATAAAATAGTATCACTTATAAAACAATACCAACAATCACAAGTGGGTATTGGATTAAATTCATTTGGATTTGGTAATATCGTGGAGTTTGGTAATACAAACAATACAGGTATGACCCCAACATACCCATTTGTATTTGTAACCCCACAGAACATCTCTTATGAAGAAAATATTGTAACCTACAATATGTCTTTAATCTTTGCTGATAGAATCAACGATGACTTATCAAATGAGGTAGATGTTGTAAGTGATATGGATATTCAAGCCAGAAGGTTTATGTCCTTTATCAAAAGGGGTATGAACCAAACACCAGATTTGTATGATAAGATGGATATTGTATTACCAACAAACGCAGTTCCATTCCAAGAGAGATTTAATGATTTCGTTGGAGGGGTTGCACTTGATTGTAATTTTGTAATATTCACCGATATTAACGCATGTGATTACTATGAACCTGAACCTGAACCTACACCATCAGTTACATCATCACCAACAGTAACACCTACAAATACTACCACACCAACATTAACACCTACAAATACTACCACACCAACATTAACACCAACTCCTACAGACCCAAGAACATGTAGAACATATGAAATTACAATAACAGGTGGTGGTGGTTCACAATATACTTATGTTGATTGTAGTGATGGAATAACTAAATCCTTACTACTACCAGGATTTCCATATCCACCTTTTAATTGGTGTGCAAAACAAAACTCAATTATCCGTGTGAGTGGTGTACCTGCAATAATAACCGATATTGGAACTTGTCCTTAATAGATTATGATAGAACAAAAGGTATTAAATGAAATTGCTGCTCTGTTGAAGGGTTCATTGGTAAGAGAACTTGAAATACCAAGACGCTCTACAACTTATGGGGGTCCAGGTAAACCAGGATTACCAAAACCACTTTCAGGAAAATACCCCACACCAATATCACCACCAATAGCATCAGGAAATCTAATTAGAAATATAAATGTTAAGTTCCAAGAAGATTCACAATCAGGAATACCTGAACTAATAGTTGAAATGCCATTAGAGGGTTTATTTGTTGCTGAAGGTAGAAGACCTGGTAGATACCCACCAACAGGACCTATTGATAAATGGGTTAGACAAAAACAATCAGTAAAAGGAATAAGAGATGCCAAAGGTAGATTTATTCCAAGAAAAACATTGGTATATTTGATTAGAAGGTCTATTGGACAATATGGATATGGTGGAAATGACTTTATCAACAAAGCCTACGATAAAATACAACAACAAGTCCTTGAAAAGTATGGGGATTATGTTGCAGGATACTTACAATTCCAAATAGAACAATTTATAGATAAATTAAGAACAACATGAGTATAGCGATATTACACCAACCCCCAACATTTCAACCTGTATTAACCGATGGGTTGTTTTATACAATCTCTGCAGATACAATCAACAATTATAGATTTAGATACACTTATGATTTGTATGTAAATGGATTTAATGTATTTCAAGGAAAAGCAACACCAAACCCTTATGGACTTGGGGTTATTGATACATCAAGAATATTAAAGACATATTGTGAGAATAACCCATTTGGTTTATGGAACACAACACAAATATATCAACACCAAACATTTCCATTTGCAGCACCCTATTCAGCCGAAACAATAAATTATGAGGTGTATTTTGGTTATGAGTATTCATCAACAGAATTGGGACCTGTAACAGGTTTTACTGGTTCAGGTAATACACAAGGAGCACCAGGTGTTCCAAGTGGATTAAAGAAGGTATTCCAATCAACTATGGGGGTAAATGGTAGGGCAACACAACAGGACTTTAATATGTCCCCATTTGTCTTATCAG